TCCGCCCATTGTCTTAAGACGAGCACCAGAAGGACGAACATTACTTACATCAATCTGTGGAATCTGTCCAGCCCACAATAGCCCTAGAAGCTCACGATATGCTTTTGCCCAACCTTCCTTAGAGTCACCAACAATAACTACTGTAGAAGACTTCTCAAGGGTTTCTGGAAGGGCGGGGAGTTTGTTGATGTACTTATACTCAACAGAGAATCCAACACCTGTACCACACATCAAGATATACATTGCTTCGTCAAATGAACGAGCATTATCAACTGGAAGAAATGCACAGTTATAGCCAGAAACATTTTCACGACCAAGTGCTGGTCCTGCAGTCATTACAGAACGCATTGATGGCATTACATTGCGATTAAAAACTGCATCACGCAATTCTTCAACAAGCTTTGGATCTGGCTTATAGTTATGTTTTGTTTCAAGTTGATTAACCATAAATGTAAAGTAGCGATCTACAGTTTCTCCCCATGTCTCTCTGCGATTTTCATCTTCTAGCCATCTTGCATAGCGAGACAAAGCAATAAAATTTTCATACGGATTTTCAATAGTTTTAGACACGGGATCTCCTAGTTAGATTTAAATTTAGATTTTAATTGTAGCACAGCAGTTGTTCAAAAGTTAGACTTTTGAATTTTTTTCAATCTTTGGACAGCTGGTTTTGTAACAGCCTCCCAATTATATCTTTCATGAATAAGTAAAGAATTTTTATAAGCTATATTACAAAGCTTTTCATAATTTTCTACACAAGTCTTCATGTACTCTTTAAGTTGAGAATATTCTGGCTTTAGCATCATTCCAGGATGTGTTGATGGCCATGGTGATGGTGCCCATTCTGAATCTAAAGGCATTGTAATAAAATCTTTGTAGGATGCCCAGCCTGCTGTACATATTGCTGGCATACCCTGAGCCATTCCTTGTAATGGATTAAATCCAAAGCCTTCTCCCCAAGATGGGTAAACAAAGACGTCACAAAGGCTATAAAGACCATTCATCTGCTCAACAGATAAAAATGATTCAATGATTTTAATGTTACTGTATGCTGCATCGGGAGATCCTGAAACTTCTCCAGTCTTAGGATTAAAAATTCTTGTAGTGTTTATATTGCTACATTTTAAAACTAGTTCATATTTTGGATTATTACCGAACAAGCTAACAAAAGCATCAACAACCATCTGTGCATCTTTTCTAGATGCTGGTTCACCTACATGCAAAAATCTAAATGGTCTATCTGGATTTAATTCTCTTTTTTTAGGAATCCAATTTTCTTCAATACCATGTTCATAAACAAATATCGGTTTGTTTGTGTGCTTTGAATATATGTCAGCAACCCATTCTGATGTTGCCCATATTTCATCTGGAACAGTATTCATAACACTTGCCCAGCCTTGCATAAGCTCTGTGGATTCCCACGGGGTGTAGCCAATTTTATATTGGTTTTCTCCAAACAGGTAGGATGAAGGTTGAACAAAAGAAATACCTATATTGGCTTCTTTTGATTTTACTAAACATTCTATACCTTGTTTGCCAAGCTCTTCAAAAATATGATAAGATGCTTCGCCATATCCCACTTTGCGATCCATGTATTCTGGGGCACCAGTGAATGAAACTTTCATTAAAATCCTAACTTTTTAATAGTATATCATATGATTTTATTAGTGTCTATGTAACTTGAAAGTGAACGGAAGGTGAACGGGGATTTTGACATGACTTTTGTTACATGGTACGATTTAACCTATCTACTCTTTACCCCAGGAGGTTCAAAATGAAAAATGAGAACATAGCAAGGATAAGAACAGCATGGACAATGATTGGTGTGAGTATTCTCACATTAATTTTTGGAAACTTTTCACAAGTTCATGCAGTAACAGCAGAAACTATCGTGTATAATAAAAATATATTATATATTAATAAATATACTAATTTAGTTAATATTAAAGATATTATTAATATAGATATAAATAATAATAAAAAGAAAAGCAGTAACACAGTTTATTTAATTAATGATCTGTCTACTGGCTCAACTTTTAAAATGCCCGCTTATAGCTTAGAGCTAAATTTAAATCAAAGAGTAGATAACAGGGTAATAATATCAAGACTTGCAAACGCCATTCTAGAACAAGAAACTGGCGGAGTAGACGCATACTATCGCAAGTCCTATTCCAGTAGTGCATGTGGTGCTTACCAATACATGTCAACATCATGGAATGACTTTATGGGCTACAAGAGTGCATGCGACGCACCAGAATGGGTACAGGACGAAAGAATGATTGATGAACTTCAAAGTTCTTATAATAAGTACCATGACTGGAGAAAAGCAGTGGCAGCACATTTGTATCCATCAAGAGCAGGCAATATGTTAACTTGGAACAGGCCAGTTCCAGGTAATCCTACTGTCTTCCAATATGTCTCATCTGTATTTCAGAAGGCGAACATAGCATACTGATGAAAATTCAAGTATTCTCTCAGTATTACAAACTAGCACAGGCGGGTAGGGTAAAACCTCTCGCCTGTCCTAATCATAAAAGTGACTACGTTTTATCAGAAGTAGTTTACTGGCTAGTACATAAACTTGTTGACGACAAGGTTATGCTATACTGTACAGCGTGTGGGTATGAGCAAACTGCTGGCCTACAGCTTTATCATAATTTAGTTGACAGGATAAGGAAAGTTGAAAATGCCTAGTGTTGGAGATTACTTTGTAGTTCATACCACAGGAATTGCTGCCAGATTGATCCAGATTGGAACCAGATCAAAATGGAACCATGCTGGAATATACATTGGAGATGGGAAGATCATTGAAGCCCGACCATCTGGCGTAAAAATTGATAACTTGTCTAAATACGACAATCATAAAATTATCTGGAGTAATGAATCGTCTTTGACAGAGCAAGAAAGAATCAATCTTGTTAATTTTGTAAAAGGTTTTGAAAATGACGGATATGGCGTATGGTCAATAGTAGCACTTGGATTTAAGTGCCTTGGACTTTCTGTACTACCTGCAAACATTCTTGCAGAAAAAGAAAATAAAGTTATTTGTTCACAGCTTGTTGCATGGGCATACTCTCATGTTGGAGTTAAGGTTTCTAAAAAACGTCATGCACTGACAAGACCTAAAGACCTGGCAGATAGAATTCTAAAGAAGTAAATGGATCTTCTACCTATTGTTGAAGGCAGGTCCTGTGAAGGCTGTACAAAGTGTTGTGAAGGGCATTTAAGGGCTGATATAAAGCTTAAGGATGGATCACAGACAGCCTACATGGGAATATATGAGGAAGGAATAAAACCTTGTCCATTTGTTAAGGTTGGAGAAGGTTGCACAACATATGATGTAAGACCAGATATTCCCTGCAGAGTGTTTAAATGTGATTGGCTGACAAATCCAGACATGCCAGAATCATTCAAGCCTTCAAGAAGCAATGCTATATTTACAACTCGCACAATTAATGGAATAGGATATACAAAATTAATTGAGGCAGGTAGGAAGTTAGATTCAGAAGTACTTTCATGGGCATTTGAATATTGTCTATCAAACGGAATTAATTTTTCTTGGAATGTTTTAGAAAATATATTTTGGTTGGGATCTCAGGAGTTTAACGAAATGATGGATAAAGATTATCCTTTACTTAAGAAAGAGCTTGAAGGAAAATGAAAGCCTGGATAGAACCATATCACGAAGATATTCAATTAGAAGGATTTGATCTTTCAATAAATAAGCACGAAATACTTATTCAGGATGAAAATCATAATACAATCATTAGTGTACCAATTTCTCGTCCACTTTCTTGTATGGGAATAAATATTGTTAATGGAGAGCTTTTAAGCAGAGCAACCCCACTATTTAACATAGATACAAAAAGAAGTGTATTAAACCCAATAGCTTTAGAATTGGCGGGAATTGAGTTGAAAGAAGAATGGATGCACAATGAGTCAGATTAAAAGAAAGCTTGAAGAAGAAGGATACTTTGACAATCAAGAAGATATGAAGTCAATTATGGAAAATGTAAGAGAACTTCTTGGTGCAATATATATTCAAAATCAAAGAATATATGACCTACTATCCATTATGGCAGATAAGCTTGGGGCAGATGCAATAGGATTATCAAAACTTCATGCACAAGGTAAGCATTTAGCTCCTGAACCATCTTTTGTATTTGAAGAGAGTGAGCCGAAAGTAGAGAATGACAACACCATTTGATGCAATTAATCCATTTTCCGAAAGAGTGAGCGATTCGGTAAGGGATGAAAGAATGTCCATATGCAAGGCATGTCCTGAAATGCTCAAATTCACTACATCTTGCAAAAAATGCGGGTGTTTTATGAATGTTAAGACAAGATTGGCAGAATCAGAATGCCCACTACAAAAATGGGGCAAATATGAAGCCCATAAGTGATCTATGTCACAATATATTCTACGAAGATGACCCAGATGGTGATCTATGTCACATTTATACTGGCCAATATAAATTTAGCATATATAAGTCTGGCTTAGAACATTTAAAATACGGACTTAATGCTCACTATAACCAAAATGAGTATTTATTGTCATGTAGCCAAGATGAGCTTAGAGAGCTAGGGAAAATAAAGCCCAAAAGGACTAGTCTAGATGAAGTTAATTATCAGATAGGTAGAAAGGGCTATGATTCCCAAGTCATTCTGGCGAATGACTTAGTTTCCCGCCTTCCAGTATTCTCACAATCAAGAAATCGCAATGGAAAACAGCATATTGCAGATAAAAGATGGAGAGATGCACTTAAAAATTCAAATGTTAATGCCCTATGGCTTAAAAATTACTATAAATACGAAGAAGATTATATAAAAATGCATTTTCCTGATGTAAAATGGACAAAAGGATCATTTGCTATCTCCCCATGTCATATTTATCCAGCTCTAAAGGATAGAAAAGAAGATTCTTGGTCTCCCGACAAAATTTGTAGAGATTTAAGCATCATAAATAAAGCATTTTCTAAGATTTCTTCATCTCCGCTACAAGGAAAACATGCTATTAATAAGCAAGAAGCTCATATTGCACTAGATTATCTAGAAGAATTTGATTTTAATGACCTTTCTGTCACCCGCCAAATTTTATATATCGTTTTAGAGCATAGAATTTCAAATGGATTCTATAATATTGATCGTTTTACCGATAATGCGTTAGGATTATGATGCCAAAAAGATATTTTTCACGATTTGCCAATCAAATTCACTATGATCATGCAAAATCTCACACTCTAAATGTTAGATTTAGACTAAAATTCTTACACTATATGCACAAGTGTGTTAGATTTTTACGTAAAATCTGATTTCCCGCCCATTTTAAAATTTAAATCCAATTCTCAGCTAATTTTAAGTTTCATTTTTGATCAAAATGTTAATGGCTGTTTATTTTGGATGATACGATTTTAAAAATAAAAAAACAAAAAATAATAGTCCGCCCGAAATATTACTTATGTCCGATTTGCACCCCATAAATGTGGTGTACATCACAAAAATACTTTTGAAAATGTCCAATTTGTACGCATTTCTAAGTTGA